AGCCAAAGCGGAAGTTGAAGCATCAGAAGATGATGCAAGCCTAAGCCGTGAGGAAAAGTCTTTTAAGAAACGCTACGGTGACCTTCGTCGTCACATGGCTGATAAAGAGAAAGATTGGAATGAACGCTTTGAGAAACTAGAAAACTCTGGCGGTAGCATCCTTCCTCCTAAGTCAGACGAAGATATAGACCAGTGGGTATCTAAGTACCCTGACGTGGCTAGTATAGTTGAGACTATTGCAGCCAAGAAAGCTAAGGAACTATTCAGTAAAGCTGACTCTCGTCTTCAGAAGTTAGATGAGATGCATGAGGCTACTGTACGTAAGACAGCTGAATCAACTATTATTGAGTCACACTCCGACTTCATAAACATTAGAGAGTCAGATGAGTTCCATGACTGGGCAGACGAACAACCTAAGTGGGTTCAAGACGCAGTATACGAGAATGCTGACGATCCCCACTCTGTAGTTAGAGTCCTTGATTTGTACAAGGGTGATAAAGGATTAACTAAGGAAGCTAAGAAAGCTGGTAAGAAAGCGGCAGCTTCTGTAGTTAGCAGACCTTCGAAGACTAGGGTGGATACTGATGATTCTGACGGACAAATCCGTGAGTCTGATGTAGCTAAGATGTCTGCCAAAGACTTTGAAGATAACATGGACGATATTAATAAAGCTATGCGTAATGGCAAATTTGTCTATGATATTTCTGGAAATGCACGTTAACACTTGACAACTGCACAGCTAGAAGTATAACTAAGAGCAGATTACAATGAGCCTCCACTAGGACTACCTCGTACTCTGTTCCCTAAAACTTAAACACACTAATAAGAACTACCTGATTAAGTACAGGCCCAAGTTTATATCGGTTGGCCGATTGATTTAAACTTGCACCCTAGAAAAAACTCAGCCTCTTTACAATGTTGTTTAGTTTCTTGAGTCGAGATGCACCGCAACTCACTCTTAATAGAGATGTGTATCTCAATTTCATAAAGCCTAACACTTAACAGGAGGATTTATCCAATGGCTTTCGCAACCGCATCAGGTTATGGCAATCTACCAAATGGTAATTTTAGCCCAATAATCTATTCTAAAAAAGTACAGCTTGCATTCCGCAAGAGTACTGTCTGTGGCGACATTACGAACTCAGATTATTTTGGGGAGATTTCTGCCCAAGGTGATACAGTCCAAATTATCAAAGAACCTGAAATTTCTGTAAAAGAATATTCGAGGGGCACACAAGTTACAGCCCAAGATTTGGACGACGAAGATTTTACATTGGTCATTGATAAAGCTAATTACTTTGCTTTTAAAATGGACGATATTGAAGAAGCACATTCACATGTGAACTTCATGGATCTTGCAACCAATCGTGCAGCTTACCGTTTAGCTGACAACCATGACCAAGAAGTTCTTGGCTATATGTCTGGCTATGCACAAGCTGATCAACATGCAGTAGCTACTGCCCTTAACACAACTGTTAATGGTACTAAAGCTGTAACTACTTCAGGTGCGAATGAGTTACTATCCTCAATGCAGCTCCACAAGGGCGATTTTGGAAATATTACTACTACCTCAGCTGGTACTCACTCAATTCCTGTGACTGCCCGTATGCCAGGTGCAACATCACTTCCAACTGCTACTGTTTCTCCTGCGATGATAATCTCACGCATGAAACGTTTGCTCGATCAACAGCAAGTTGACTCACAAGGTCGCTGGCTGGTAGTTGATCCAGTGTTTATGGAAATCTTAGCTGACGAAGATTCACGTCTAATGAATGCTGACTACGGTGAATCTGGTGCACTTCGTAATGGTTTGACCCTGAATAACTTCCACGGTTTCCGTGTATATACTTCATCCAATCTGCCTGCTGTAGGCACGGGATCAGGTACTTCAGGTACTGCAAATCAGTTGACTAACTTCGGTGTTATCGTAGCTGGTCATGATTCTTCTGTAGCAACTGCTGAGCAGATTAACAAGACAGAAACATATCGTGACCCTGACAGCTTTGCTGACATTGTTCGTGGTATGCACCTATACGGTAGGAAGATTCTTCGTCCTGAAGCAATCGTAACTGCTCGTTATAACGCAGCTTAAGGGAGGAAATAACTTATGGCTACTCTTACTACATTTTTAGCGCCGACTCGTGGGACAGGTAATCCTTCGAGAAAGCCCTATATGATCGAGAATACTATCGATCTTACTGCAAGTGCAGTTGACGCCTCTTCTGGAGACATCATCCAAGCACTAACAGTACCTGCTTCAAACGTTATTCTATGGGCTGGTTTTCAGGTCATGGAAAGCGCTACTATGAACTCAGGTACTGACGCAACGTCAACTCTTGGTAACGCTGCAGATAACAACGAGTATGTTGCAGCATTTGATATTGATGGAGCAACAGATCTTGTCTATGCACCATCCGTAGCACCTGCTGGCGTTCTTGTCAATCCTGCAGACGAAACACTAGATCTTACTATTGCAGGTTCAGGGTCAACCTTCACTGCTGGTAAACTACGTGTATTTGCCATGTTGATGGACGTAAGCGAAGTCGGAGACATGACTGCTCAAGAAGTAGATCGTGACCTACTCGCATAAAGACTAAACTTCAGGGGCTGGGAAACTGGCCCCTTTAGCTTACCTTAAGGATATATAATGGCATATGATTATCTAGGCTTAGTTAATGACGTAAACAGACGGCTTAATGAGGTTGAACTTACTGCTTCAAACTTTAGCTCTGCCATTGGCGAGTACGCTATGGTTAGAGATTCTATTAACGTAGCTATACGATATATCAACCAGCATGAATTTGCATATCCTTTTAATCACGACACTAATACGTCTGTACTAGTTCCGGGAGTAGTACGTTACGCAATACCTACTGATGCTAAATACGTTGACTACAATACAGCTAGACTAAAAAAAGATACTACCATCAGTTTCTCAGGACAGAGTTTAGATACCCTTCCTTACAATGAATACATAGATAAACAATACATAAACCAAGAAGATGAAGTTGTCTCTACAACTCTCAATGGTTCACATTCAGCTTCAGTAACAACTCTAACGCTAACCTCTACAACAGGCTTTACTGCTAGTGGTACTATTCACTTAGGTGGTGAGCAGGTTACATACACAGCTATATCAGGCAATGACCTTACAGGCTGTAGTAGAGGTGTTAATTCAACTACTGCTGCTATCCATGCAAGTGGCACTACAGTTACACAGTTTTCAGAGGGTGGAGCACCAAGATTTATTGTACGTACACTAGACAATAACTTCTTACTGTACCCCTTCCCCGACAAACAATATCAGTTATCTTTTGATTACTTTACATTGCCTACAGACTTAGCTGCTGCTACAGACGTACCTAGTTTACCTGTTCAGTTTAGATATATCATAGTTGAAGGTGCAATGTACACAGCTTACATGTTCAGAGGAGAGACACAAGAAGCTAACTTTATGAAGAGTAACTTTGAAGAAGGCATTAAACAGATGCGTAGTCTATACATTAATAAGTACAACTATATACGCTCTACTGTTACTTCGGGTAGTTCTAACGGCGCATTCGCCTCTCAAAGCAGAGTCCTCTAATACATGGCAACGAATAGAGAAACATTCCCTGTAGAGTTTAAGGGTGGCTTAATTACAAACTTAAGCCCTCTGCAGCAAGGTATTAACATGCCAGGTTCTGCTGCTACTCTAAAGAACTTTGAGCCGTCTATTACAGGTGGCTATAAACGCATATTAGGGTTCTCTAAGTTTGACCCTTTTGTTATACCTCCCTATGGCTCTCCTGTAGTTTTTGGTGCAAGTCAGACAGGTACAACTTTTATTATAGCAGGCACTCATACCACTCCTGCATCAGGAGACACTTTAATTGTCGCAGGTATTACAGGAACGTATACTGTAGGCAGCGTAGCATTTGATGGTGTTAATAATAGAACAACTCTAACGCTTACTACTTCGTTAGCAGCAAGTCCTGATAATGGTGCTGCAGTTACTTTTGTTACCTACACTACTGTGTTTAGGACTTCAGGAGTAGAAGTTTTCAATGACTCTGTACTGGTAGCTTTAAACAATGATTTGTTTCAGACAACAGGTTCAGGCTATACTAAAATAAATGTACCTTCCTACGGAACTGTGCTTGTAAACGGGGCAAGTCAGACAGGGGCCACACTAGCAGTTGACGCTCTAAGTTCTGTGCCACAGGTAGGAGATTTGTTTACAATAGCAGGCGTGGATAAAGTATATACTCTTACTGCTACGGCTACAGTATCTTCTGGCGGCTCTACGTTAGCAATCAATCCTAATCTA